CATCTCCTTGAAATACCCGGGATTGATCTGTGCCATACCCGGAACGATGACAAGCGTCTGGGGAGATACCCCCTTGATACCGGGGATCGGATTACCTTCTTCATCCATAATCGTGCCGCAATGCCCGTCATACACGGCACTCAGCCAGGCGGCAAGCTCCTGCGGCTGGGCAATGGTCAGCCATCCTTTCCAGGTACCGTCCTCCTCGTTGCCGGGCTCCTGACCGGACAGCAGGTCGAGATTAACCGATACCTCTGGATCATTGGAAGGGAAGATCTTGAGATCAGACAAATCAGACTGCCCATGGCCGAAAACAGCGGCAAGGTGGTGATAGAGTTTCGTAACTGTTTTATAATTGTCAGGATTCATCGTCTGTGCAAAATACCGCTCGTATCCACGCAATCCTTTGGAAGGCAGGGGACGCCAGCTCTCCGGAAGCCAGTAAGCGTCCAGGGGTTTGACGCTCTGACGACTACCGTCGGCATTCTTATAAAATAGCATGTCGGGCCAGCCGGAGGAAGCGATGAAAGGTTTGAGACCGTAGCGTTCATAAGTATGATGAAGATGGGGGATGAAATTCTCGCCGGTACCATTGTTGCCGCTTACCCAGGGGACTTGGTTGGCCCGTATCGCTACATCGGCCACACGGCGGACCGGATTCTCGGTCAGGTTAGGAAGGAAATGGCCGATGGAACCGAACAGCCTGACGTGTTTCCCGCTGCAAAGGGACATGATCCGGCCTTGCTGATAGAACCAGCCCACCACGTTGAAGAAGTCGTCCACCGTACGTCGTTCCAACCGATGACGTACCGGGGGAAGAAGCGAGGCGGGCTTATCTGTCGTTTTCCGGCCATAGACCATCAGCCGGCTGATAAAGCCGATATTGTTACCGATCGCCTGCGTGGGGATAAATTCGCCGCCTTCCGTTACGTCATCCTGGTTGATACCGAAATAGTCATTGTCATATTGAAGCAGGATCAGTCGTCCGGTCTTTCCGGACAGGTCGGCAACGGCGCAACGGTTATGTTGCGAATCCACCGTAGCGGCATACTCTGCCGACTCACCGATTTCAGGAGCTACGAAGATACGGAAGGTACCGGTACTGCCACCTATGGCGTACAGGTACAGTTTGTCAAGCAGGCAAGGTACATGCAGGTCTATAACGAGGCGGTAAGGGTTGAAGTTATTATTGAACTGGAGCTGCCATTTGGTGGAGTAGCTCCGGTTGTTAATGTCCGGATATCCGGTATAGAGAAACACGTCCTTGCCCTTTTCGTCAACGGCGTTGTCTATCAGGCAGGGATTGCCGGAACCGTCCACGACCGTGTCATGGGTACGGGGCGAAAGCATGCGGGCATCCAGATCGATGCGGTAATATCCTTCTTCATCAGCGTCCACGCCACGGGTACGGCAGTAGGCCGGGTCACTGGCTACAGAAGTGTAACGGATACCGTAGTTTACCTTGATACTCTTCAGATAGATGTAATATTCGTTGCCGGCATCCAGTCCGGTAAGGCTGAAACGCTGTTCCTGCGGGTAAGACTCAGGAGCGGGAAGACCGGTGACTTTCTTCATGCCGGCCCAGACTATCGGATCGTCAGCGTCTACGGGGGTATTGGAGTAGCGCATGTCGTACTCCGTGGCCTTATCGTAGATATTGTTTGCCCAGGGAGCTGACCATTGCAATACACAGACGGAGTTGTCATAATAGACCGTCTGGAAGTCTTCGATACGCTGCGGGGTCGGGAACTGCACGTCACCCAGTACCGTGTTACTGTGTATGTAGACCGTATCGCCCAGACGGTTATAAGTCAAAAGCGCGATGGTATCGGCGTTCAACGGGAGGTCTACCGTACCCCTGATACCTTCGGGCAGGGAGATTTGTTTGAAACCTGTCTGAAAAACAAGGATCTTGCCGGTACTGCCGTCTTTCGTGTTGTTAACAGAAAGGTTAAAGATACGGTTGTCTCCGGACAAGGTCACCTTAGCGTAAGGGGTTTTAGCGTGATCAATCATAATATGTCCATCCACCGGAAGGACTTCGGTAAACTGTTCAAGCGAGAAGGTACGGAGCACGTCAATGTTCAGGGGTTCAAATTTGTCTCCTGTCCATGTGTACAGGGTGTCTCCCACTTTAAACAGGCCGTTACGGTCAGGCCCGTTGGGGTAAGCGGACTGGAGGGCTGATAAGGTAGGGTAGTTACCCAGGATCACGAACTCGAGGCTATCGCCTTTGTCTCCGTTTTTTCCCTTCAATAGAGATACAGGAGCGGACACGGTACGGATGATGCCGCCTTTCTGCTCAACGGCCGGAAGGGTATACAAGCCATCAATGGATTCCGCTACAGGAAGCCGGTTCACCTGAATGGCGTCGCTCTTGATAATAGGTGCGACCAAGGCGGCGATACGCCGCAGGTCGTTATCGGTAATGTCGTCAAATAGTCCCATATAATTATTTTACTTTTAATATACCGTTTTCTACGTAAATACTGTTTGGAAGTGCGTTGTCCTTGGTTGGCCAACTGTTACTTGAAATATTTGTGATATAGTCGGAAACGGTGCCACCGGTCATTAAAGGATAAAGACCGACACTAAGTGTCTTCCAATTATTTCCGATCAGTCTATTAACTTCGACACCTCTTTCCGAGAGATTCACCACACCACCATCCGAAAGCATCAGTCCGATACTATGCGCACCTATGACAGCTTTACCTACTTCCTTATTACTGCGATAACTGATTAACTGAAGGTATCCCTGACTATAATCATAGCCCTCTTCATCAAAGAAATAGAGTTCCGCTACCTTTTCTTCTCCCTGATTATACATGACTATTGCGTTTTTCGCAGGATCGATCTCGATGCGCTTGCCGGCAAGAGAAGTAACCACTTTGTTTGAGAAGACCTTGTTTGCGAGCAGGGTATCAACGTCAATCAATTCCAGATTCAGGTATCCGCCGATCATAATCGCTTTGCCGTTAGTCGCGGCGTTCTCGACCAACTGCGAGTAATTATTATAACCCAATTGCCGGGCGACATCATCTTTGGCGGTCATGCTGGCATTGCCGAATGCCTGGTTATAGGCGGTCTGGAAATCGGCACTGAAGCTTTCAAAGGTGACAAGGCCCTTGAGGTTGATGTGCGAACCGTCCAGGAAGATGCCTTCGGGGGTTACATTGAACAAGGACAGGGCCTTGGTGCCGTCCGGCCATTGGGCGGACGCCCATATTTTCGTACCGTCCTGCGTTGTCAGCCAACCGCTTTCCCGGATAGTCTTGTTGATATTATCAATGGCTTTCACAGCGGCTGTGATACTACTGGAGGTCTGTTCGAATTTGCTGGATACCTCTTTCCTGAAATCGTCCAACGGGCGGTTGGTCAGTGTCAGCAGGTTGATGTAGATATCACCGGTGAACCGGAGCAGGAAATCACCGCTACCGTCCCAGTCACCGGAAAATTCAAAAATACGGAACTGGCGGTTGATGGCGATGGGGACTGCCTTGTACAACTCTTGTCCCTCAAAGCCGCATGTGAGCGTACCGGAACCTTCACAGATATAACGGAAAGAGACGTAGAACTTGCCGGACTTCTCAGGATGATCCAAATCACTGTTCAACTGCTTTACAAAACTGTTTTTGATCCGGAGCATGAACTTATCGCCGTGATTCACCACCTCAGCGATCTTGGTCGCATCAGCGTAATATTCTGAATTAACAACCAGAGGCTGCTCAGCTGTCAGAACTTGCAGATCGGATTCGCGTTGCCAGTTCTCTAAGTTCAGTGAGAAAGAGGCGTTACGAAGATAGTTATCTTCATCGTTGATCCAGTACTCGATATTCTGAATCTCTGTCTTGATAAGGTTCTCCAATACCTTTAGCTGTGTGGCGATACTGATACCTGTCTCTAACACGAAATCACCGACGTAGCGGTTACCCGAAGGGGATTCGACGGTGACTTCTTTACCTTCCAGGGAGTAAGAGTCAATCCCGGCATACTGTTTCGAACTTGGGGCGTCATCACCGTAAGAAGACAGTATGATGGCGTTCATCCGGCTACGGTCATTGCGGTTACCTAACTGGCAGATGTCGTCACCGGCCTCCGGCGCGTCGCTGTTAGTATCGCAATCCGTTTTAGACAAATCGATGTAATCATCACCGATGGCAGTGACCAGGCGCCAGTAATGGCGATTGCCAACGTTTTCATGCACCCCGGGCTCAATATTGAACTCACGGATCGTTGCCTGGTCACCGGCCACAAACTCGTTATGAATAGTACGGTCACCGTCCGTCTTTTTGAAATAACAGCGATAGACGTCAGCTAACTCCTCCACTTTGATACATTTCATGCTTGCCGGAGTCAGGATATAGTTACCGCCAACATGACGTAGGGTAGCAATTATAAGTTCCGTGAAATAGGCTTTCATGCGGACGAAGAGTTCATCTACTTCTATGTAGGACTTACCCGTAATAGGATCAATCTTGACACAGGCACCGGAACCTAAAGGGCCTTCGGAGAAATTGCCGAACAAGGCACCGGCAAACATGGTCAACAGATAATTGGTGCTATCGGCTTGATCTTTGCGAAGGAAAATCTTTTTTAATAAGTCATTATTCTTAAGAATTTCAAATAATGTGCGAATAGAAGAAAAAACGTTTGTGTCAGATGGTACCGTTTGGTTATCATCCTTGGCTATAACCTCAATTGACTGCTTAACTTTTTCCTTTATAAACTCCCGTATATCGGCAAACGACGCTTTACGACCATTATTCAATTCCACATAGTCATCTTCCACAAGCACATCTGTATGAGAAAGCTCGTTTATCGTCAGGCTGTCTTTTTTTAAAAGACTAAGTACCACATCAACTATCTGCTGGATTTCACCCTCTGTCATAAAATTAGCAACTTGTTGTTAACACTCCGATATCTATCTCTGTCAACTCTTCTGATGATTAGTTGGTTGTTAGATTCACCCTTATCAATGTTGAGAACCGGTTGTACCGACATACTGAATACGTAGCTGTTAAGCCCTTCATTTACCTGATTCATTTCGGGGACACTGCCATCCTTGCGTACATAGCGCTCACCATTAAAATATACATAAGTACAACTCATTATTCTGTTTAACATTTCTGCATACCATACAGGGCAACCTTCAGCGTTACCTAATGTAAAAGCCTTCTGTGTGCTTTCAGATGAATATAAATCAATAACATCTTCATCTGTTGTCACAAACTGCTCATTTGATACACTAAACCCCCAATTCATGTCTTGAAATCCACCAGGTGCGCGCCAGTCAAAAAAATATTGCTTTTCCGCAATAAAAAAGAAACCATCTTTACGCTGCTTATTGTCTTTCATGGAATATTGAATAAGAGTCGTTTTAGACAACTCCCGTTCATCATCTGTAACCTCAAACATATCACTGGCAACACCATTTATCTCAAACCTATAATACCCAGTATTCAACCCTGAAAGGATGTAATAATAAAGCGTCATTGTACTATTCATAACCCACGCTTTCCATTCTACAACATTTTTTTTGCCAGTCATTACATCGATTATGTTGCCAATAATTGGGTTAAACTCGGATACGGCAATCACTTCAATAAGTATCTGATCAAAAGAGGAAAACTTTTGGATATATCTACTTTCTATCCCAAACTTATCATTAGAGGGATTGAAGAACAACGATGTAAAGGGACTCACTTTATACATATAATCCTATTGAATTGAATTCACAAACAGTTTATAATTCATGCCATCGTACTGCCCGTACTTGCAGCCAACCTCTTTAACGTATCCGAAATACACATCGTTATCGAATATGCAACGGACTAACCCACACATGTCAGGGGGTAAAGTATCATCGTTTGTTATAAAGTCAAATTCACCAACCGTAAACAGCCCTCCATTAATATCTATATCAGCATTCTCTACAACACCGTTTACTACAATGTCTGCATTTCCCTCAGAGGAAGAAAACAACAGTGTTTTAGCAAATACGCCAATAAATCTCTTGTTGGCCTCTATCATAAATCGTGGAGAGTACATTACATTGAACATACTATCAGGAGTGAGCACGCCAGATATGGTGTAGCCATCACGTACAAGCTCATAGCGCGATCCATTCTCACTCATTTGAGAGCATACAAAAAAGGTATCATTATCATTGCTTGAATCGGTAGTATTTTCACCCCTCTTTTGAGTCAACAGTTCAAAACCACACGCATCAGCCCTATAAGGGCTCTTCAACTCAAATACATTATCAGTCAAGGTAACACCCGTAGAATATTCATTTGTAAATCTGAATTCATCACGTCCGTTAACACTGTCATAATCCTGTTTTTCATACCCAACCTTTAAAGACGAATAAATAATAGAAGAATTTACGCTATATGATGGAGATTCAATATTATCACCGATATCCTTTGTTACCCTACCAGAATACAGGTTATTCCGGTGTTTGAATATTACTCTGCTTGCCTCGATTACAGGAACATAACCAAATTCAGCACACATCCAGTCTTCAAATTTGGAGAATGAACTATACAATTTAGCATTAGGTAGATTACGTATGCTTTCAGCTGCAACAATTAGAGAATTATCTAATCTCGTGTCACTTCCTGATTCAATTTCCCCAATAATACCATCTTTCCCCCCGTTGATACTATTCAGTAGCTTATTCAAGAGTGTTTGTGGAGAAATGACGTCTATCATTTCAGGCATAGACCTTGAATTAAAAGTCAGCTCAATCCGGGAAGAACTATCGACCTCAATAGTTCCTTTTGAATCTAAATTCGATTGCTCAGCTCGACTAATCATAAAAGAACAATGCAAAATTTCACCGGCAGCAATAGAGAAAGCCTCATTTAGATCAAATACAATACTGGTTCCATCCGGATAAAACAGACCATTGAATACAGAAACAGAAGCCCTCTTCTTCCTCCATATATATAATCTAATAGATCCTATGTTGGTCGCTTCATAGCACTTTACGACGATCCTTCCTGACAGAGTTCCCGATAAATCGCCATTTTCAGATACGAAAAAAGGGTATGCCGATTCGTTTCTGGGAAGATCCGTATATAAAAAGCCGCTCCTTTTGACAACCTCAGCAGATGTATATTCAACAATAGCATCCTTTTCATTAGAAGGGTTATCCTTATTAGAGCTAAAGACAAAAATAGAATTACCATTATCGTCTGTTTTATCGCCTACAATTACATATTTAATATTGTTTCTTAGCTCCAATCTATCATAATACAATTGCTTCGCTTCTTTCATATCCTTCACAAGGTACTCAAATTGAGTTCCTTTCTGAGATTTAATCAATGAAGCAATACTATCATCAACTGAGTTCATAGAAAGAACGCCAGCCTCTATCTTCATCGACGAAAAATCGAGCGGGCAACGGAATCGTAATTCATATTCATGATTATTGGTGACAGTGTAAACCTCAATCATGGCAGCCGCCATGAGATATTGCTGCCTATATTCAGACAACAACAAATCATAGGCATCATTAATAAACTCAAATTTAGAGGTAAAAGTCCTGGTAATTCCACTATAATCAGTTCGCTTCAGAGAATAACTTACCTCTTTCCAATTCTTGATAGCAGAATTGGAAAGTTCATAAGAGACTTCATCTATTATTAGAACGAACTTACATAGCATACTTGTACGATCATATTAGGTTTCGGACAAATATAGAGAAAATGCCAACCGGTTTCCCAATTGGCATATTTCTTGAAAAGCGCAAGTTGTGCTAAAGGATTATAACATTCTATTTTTCAACGAGATACAAAGATAGTTCATCAAAAACAACTTTACATATTAAATGCCCGAAAAAGTATTTTCCTCCCAAATGAAATACGGCTACGTACGGTTCCAACCGGTATATTAAGAATATCGCTAATTTCATCATATGAATACCCTTCAGCATAGTAAGTAACACTTTCAATACAACAAGATTTTCGTGCGCAACGTTGAATTATAGATAACATGTCTTGCAGTATCGAATGGTTTAGAGTATCAAATGAGGAGTACCTTTCTACTACATCAGGATAATTAATAAAAGGAATTAATGATTTCCTACGATATTGAGTTATATATGTATTTTGCATGACGATCAAACACCAAGGCTTCATATCTCTATTACGGTCAAATTTATCTCGGTTAACCAACATCTTATATACGGTGTCACTCGCTAAATCCTCTGCATCTTGAATGGAATAATAATATCTTCTTGCCATTCTAAGTATCCAAGGATAGAGATCTGATAGTTCTTTTTCAAAATCCATCACCATCCCTCCTAACAGCCATTAACTTACCATTCAGACAATACTCTACATGTTTTCGGTGCATGATACTTTGTTCATGCAACTCTTGCGCAGACCTTTGTATAGAATCAATCAATGTATCAGTCCCAATAGGCAACGAACTAAGCTGTTGTTTAATTGCTATAATCTCAACGGATATCCGTTTGTAGTCACTCTCTAAAACTTGAAGTTTAAATAGAATTTTACTGCATAAATAATGATTTATGCAACGTGTGTAGTTTCTTTTATTCATAATGAAGTCGTTTGTGATTATTAAGAGATTACTAACGACTTCAAAAAAAATTCGACAATAGTAGAAAAAAAGAGGAACCGCTACCGGCTCCTCAACTTATGTTTAATATCTACATCGGCCTGATGGACGATGTTAGCATAAATAGCTGCATTGGTTGCATGATCGATCGGCATTTTAAAAAAAGTCATCATAAAAGCTATTTCAGCATCAAATGACGCACGGATCTGATCAGGAGTTAATTTATTGGAATACATCTCCTCTTCCCGCATTTCATCATTACGTTTCTGCTCAAATAATGCCATCCGCAGTAGTTCTTCAACTTTCGATTTAACTTGTTCTTCCGTCATTGACAGACTATTACAATCAATCATTTGAAGAATTTCACGGACATCATCATAAACATGCAAGGACATTAGAGTCTGGCATATCCTAAGCAATAAAATATCTATTCTCTGTTTTGTAATATCTTCGTATTCAACCAACATGGCTTTTGTTGCAACGGGATTAACAATAGCCCGATATTCACCTATTAACTTTATCGCACATTGATTTAGATGCTCTTTGGGTAATACTTCACCAGGTGCGCAAAGCACCAAGTGATTTCCACATAGAAGTTCTATGAAATCGGAAAGAGTTAACTGATTTAACCTGCTTTTCATAACTTCCTCAATTTATATAATTCAAACTCAGCATCAAGAGCGATTTTCCGTTGCTGCTTAATACTTTCTTGCAGTAACTGATTCGTCCTGTCAACCCGTTTTTCCAATTTAGAGAAATTATTATTCACAACTGTGGTATGATTGACAGGTCGAGAGTTTTCAAAAGAACCCGGAAAGACATTAAGTGGTCTCCAATCAGGTAATCCTCCCATTTGCTCTACATCCGGAAGAACCTGGGCACCGTATGGTAAATCTACAATCATAGGAGTATCCGGAGTGATCCAAGCCATACCGTTATACAAAACAGCTTCGCGCTTTCCTGCATCACCAACGAGAGCCTTTCCTCCGGGATGCCCATTGCCTTTAGTACCTTCAGCATAAGAAGGAATCGGAGTTGCCGCTATCGTTGCAACTTGTATAGCTCCCATCGCTCCCACTATAGCCGCCAAGAATAAATTAGGGAGCGCTTGGGTTATAGCAAGTGCAGTAGCAATACCGGCCTGTGCCATACTTGTAGCCTTATCCCATATAGCCTGTTTCTTCGCAAGTTCCTGTTTCTTTTTTTCAAGCTCCTGATTTTTCTCTTCAGTCCTTTGTTTTGCAGCACGTTTTCGTGCCTCGGCCTCTTCTTCTGATATAGCTCCGTTTTCTGTAAGGTTCACAATGCGCTCAACATCCCTGTCATAAGCTTCATCATTCGCATTCTGTTCACTCTCTATTTTTTCAATCTGTCCATCATAAAGAGTAGCGATCAAGTCACCAATAGTACCAATAGCCTGAGAGGAAGTCTGCAACCACTTCTGTAAACTTCTTATGCGTTCCTTATGTGCTTTATCATCAGCCTTATTCACTTTTTCGATAGCATCAATCTCGATTTCTGCCTCTTTTTGTGCGAGTTCAGCTTTGATCTTCTGTATCTGCTCAGTAATCTTGATTCGATCCTCAGCACTGAGATTTTCAACGCGAAGCTCCTGCTCTAAAGCATCAATAGCGGCTTCAGAGGTTTTCCGGGCATAATATAAAGTCAATCGATATTCTTCTTCATTAAACTCCTGCCGGGTTATCTTCTTCTCTGCAAGCTCTTTTTTCAAAGCAAGCATATCCTGTTGATATTGCCTATCACGAATGATTTGCTCTGCGGCAGCATTATCAGCAATCAACAGAATCTGTCCTGAAGCATAATTTTCTTTCAACTCCTGCTTTTTCTTTTCGTACTTATCATTGATAAGAAATACATCTTCACCTGTTTTTTGCGCTGCATCTATTTCAGCTTCACGCTGTAAGTCAAGTTGAGAGATTTTTAAGTCAAGCTCTTCTTTTGAGCCTTTCTTTACTACTTCAAGAGCATTTGCAATATCTTTCTTTTCACGGTCTGAGTTATATTTGATTGTATAATCTCCTAAGACTTGTTTCATTTCTTTAGCGAGGTTCTCACGCGTAGCAACCTCTTCTTTACTATATCCTTTTATGGCAGCTATCTTCTTAGAATACTCAATGCCGATGCGTGCAAGCTCTTTCTCCAATCCTTCATCCATTAGTGAAAGCCCGGAATCTTGATAGGCTTGTTGTATTTTCAATTTTTCTTGTGCCGCTTTCTCTAATTCACGCTTTTCCTTGTCTGTCAACACCTTCACATTATTACCGTTCTCAGTATGCTGCTCAATATATTCTTTTTCAAAAGCATCTACATTTTCAAGAACATATTTATACTTTTCTGATTCCTTTTTAGCTTCAGACCACAATCCAAACTGGAAATTTCTTTGTTTTTTGTAGTCAGAGAGTGAAGTTCCAGACTGAGCACGAGTAAACATATTACTATCTTGCATCGCTTTAGTAACGCGCTGATATGATCGTTCTGCTTCATCGGCAACCTCGCCATACTTTTCTATTTCTTTACTGAGATAATTCCTTTTATCCTCAACAGCGCGTTTAAATGCCTCCTTAGAATCTATACCAGAATTCATATACTCTTGCCACGCATCTTTGATCTCCTGAATATAACGTTCCTCTATTTTAAATTCAGAAGATAATTCACGCTGATTCCTAATCGCTAATTGTATAGCATCATTTTCTTTCTCTTCCAAAGATTTCCAATTATTCGCAATATTTCGAATTCCCCGAGCAAAGAAATCAATTGTACTCTTCATCACTCCTTTTGAGTTGGAAAACGTTAACATTAATGCCTCCCAGGCTGAATCTAACCCTGCCATTGCCCCTTTAACGTTATTTTCCATCGTATGGGCCATATCAGCTAACTCCTCATCTACTCCAGTTATTTGCTCTCTCAAGGGAATTATTTTATCAGCAGATGTAAGAAAAGCGTTAAAAGCTGCTACACTACGCTTGTCTGTCAATTCAAGAGTAGTATTAAGATCAATACCTTCTTCTTTCAACTTTTTCAAACCATCTACAAGTTCTGGTAAATTTTTCACAGGCTTACCAAGAGCTCGAGCTAATTTACCAGATCCATCCGCAAGATTAAGCAGAATATTCCGTGTAGCAGTGGCCGCCATTGAAGCATCAAAACCAGCATCAGCCAATTTTCCTAATAATGCGAGAGTATCTTCAATCGTAAAGTTAAATGATTTAGCAACAGGTCCAACAATAGGTAAAGCCGTGGCAAGGTATGAAAATGACAAAGCACTTCGAGAAGTCGCCACCGCCATGGCAGACACATAACGTTCAGTCTCTCGTGTATTTGCGTTGAACATACGAAGAGCTGCGCCAGATAACGAAGCTGCATCTGCGAGTTCAGCACCAGTTGCTTGAGCAAAACGCAACACAGATTCTGTTGCATTTAGAATTTCTTCACGAGTGAATCCTAATTTAGCAAGTTCTATTTGAAGTTCGGTTGCTTCAGAAGCTGTGTATTTAGTAGTAGCACCCAACCTCTGCGCATCGGAAGTTAGCTCCTTTATTCTATCTGAAGTTGTACCTAAAATAGCAGCTAACCTACTATTTGCAAACTCAAATTCGACAATAGAACCAACTCCCTCTCTAAGTTTAGTGAACAAAGCAACAACACCGCTAACTACAGCTTGTCCACCAACATATCCAGACACAAGCCCTTTCATTCCAACATGCACTTGATTCAATCCAGGTGCGAGTTCAGTTTTGAGCATCATACCGGCATTCTTAGCAATAATACCCATGTTCTGCATAGATTTATTGCCGTTTTGAAGGTCAATCAATGCAGCCTTTACTTCTTCCCGATAGGCACCGACTGTCATTTTCTGCTGAGTATATCGGTCTGAATTACGTTTCACATAATCAGTATTTATACCTATTGTAGAATTGAGACGTGCGAGCGTTCTGATGTAGTTTTCATCAGTATCTTTCAGGACATCAACAGCCTTCTGTAATTCCTTATTAACAACCTTTGCTTCCGCCTTACTATGAACTTCCTTATTGGTAAGAGCCAGCGCAGCACGGATCAACTTCATTCGTTCTTCTTCACTTAGAATATATTTCCTACGAGTATTTAACCCGGAATTCTGAGCTTTTTCCAAAAAAACCTCTGCTTTAGCTGTCTTTTCCAAAGAAACCGCATTGTCAATGCTTGCTTTAGTCAGTTTCTTTATCTCTGTGGTAGATAGCTTTTCGGCATTCAATCGCTCTTCTATCCTTTTTTGTACTGTTTGAGAAATCTCAGACTGTTTTTTAAGAGCATCGGAAAGTTCATTTGAGGCCGAGGTAGCAGTCTTAGCCTGGGTAATATAGAGAGTATTGAGTTTATCCAGATCGCCTGAAACCTCAACATTCACTTTAAGCCCTTTCGCCAACTCCTTTGCCGCATTCGCATAAGTAGCTTTCACCCGTTCAATGGTGGCGTCCAACTCTTTTATTGACTCGATCTCACCTTCTTTGATAAGATCGGATATTTGTATATCTCCCATTATAAATAGTGCCTATATTCTACAATTTTTCCTATTATCTCCTGCCCTATCCTATCAAAAGCATACGTACCGTCACTCTTTAAATAAACGACATATATACACCAGTCCAAGATAGCGGCTTTACGAGCAAGCCCACTAATACGGTAAAGCTCGCTTTGCATTTTCTTATTCTCGCAAGCACAACTCATTTATATCCGCAATTTCTAAAAAAACGATTTATACAAGGACGCATAAACATAAGATTGAAATATTCCTTGGCAGTATCGCTCATGCAAAGGATCTGTTCACCATATTTCCGCTCAATATCCGGTCCCTCTTTAAACCCGGAAGAACTGATATGTAATCCTGTCCGAATTCTCTCTGCATGAATACTCTCATAGAAAGAGCCAACAATGAAAAGGTTTGGAACTTCTACGGGACGCGGAGGCAGATACAATTTCTCCCCACGGATTGGAGGAGTAATCTTCTCTTTCCATCGTTTGTATGCTTCAGCACGATTTTGCCAGGGACCGGGTTCACTGAAATAACTATCTTCGTCGTAGCTCGGACTTAACAAATGTTCGGTACCATCCAAACCACTATATAATTGTTCATGTATGCTATCAATAATCTCTTCCTGACGTTCATCCAGGCATTTGACACACTCATCTTCTAAACCGATAGCGATAGCATGAATGATCTGACTTACTTCTTGCAAACTAGCCATACTATTTTAAATTAAACGGGCCGGGCTGCACCAACAACCCAGCCCGTTAGATTCACTTCTTCTTTTTCGCTGTAATCGTATCATAGACATCAGAAAGCATCTGCTTTCTATCGCCTTCATTACGATCTTGCCAAAACACATCAACATGCTTCTTTATGAACGCTGCCTTTGTCATTGACTTTACAGCGTCCTCGACAAATGTTACACCTTCAAATTTCATACTGCCTGTTCTATCCCTTTAATACCATTTTTGAATAATACCTCCGGGGATTTCAATACAGGCACTCCAGAGTCCTTAGCAACAATCGTAATTACTCCATCAGCATAAGTAGCTGAAGTAACATTACCCATTACTTCAACCGCTTTGTCGGCAATTAACTGTCCAAACTCCTCTGTACGATCATAGCCTCCGATCTTCTCTAATATTTTATATTTGCTATCGGAACCCTGTTTTTCCAGTACAACTTCAACCAAGCCTTTGAGAAATTTTTTTGGATTGAAATCTAACTGGAAATAATCAAAATTCAACTGGCTGTCTTCAGCGTCCATATGACAGAAGCTGACAGTCATCGTAGATTTCGCCCCACTGGTAGGGTATTGCGTTACGGTTGGGTAGACAGTAGACATTGGAATGCCGGCAAGCAAATCGGTACCATCATTATAACCGATAAGTATATTGTCCGTATTCCAAAAATACACATCCCACTCTTTATTTGCGCATTTCAGTAATTGGGCATTTAAAACCTCATCAAAGCGACTTAAAGTAAAAGTATCGGTTTGAGCATTAAGCCCATTGAATTGATTAGGTCCATAGCCAATCGCACTTACTTGAGCTTCACCACCATTTTTAGCATATTCCAATATTGGAAATATAGGATAAATCCGGTTAGGACGATCGGCATGGCACATTTCCGATAACTTTTCACCTGTAATATCATCAGACAGTTTCGTTCCAGGTTCAACCATGATTGAGCCTCTCACTTTCGACCAATCAATCTTACAAGCGGAACCACCAGTATTCAACTGGGCGCTTTTACAATTTCTAATCTTTCTCATTTTCTTCTACAATTAGAATTTCTTACTATAATTTCCATTGAGCGAATATTAATAGCATCGATGGGCTCGCTCACAGCCTCACCGCTCTCTGTATAAGCTCCATATCTACCATAGCTATAATTCTCTGAATAACTATGCTTGATTTTATCATCAAAATCCCAATCAAACCGATTGTCTTCAAGCAACACATCAAACAACCGGTTATAAATAGGCCGAAGTATATTTTGGAAGGACATTACTCTTCTCTCCTCGTTACTCCAATCCTTTCTGGAAGAACAGGCAATAATAAGAGATACTTTCTCTTTAGAAAAGTAATCAATACTATCCCGGGACTCGTTTACAGGACAAAACAGGGCAATTAGAGGGAATTTTCCCTGAGACTGGGATGGCGATTTACTATAAGTGTCCAATTGATCTTTGATATATTGGCTATTACCGAATATGTAATTCAAATCAGGATTCTTAATAGTAACAAACTCACCTTTACCATCAGGATACAATATTTGCAAATCCTCAGATGCTTTTTTTACGACTTCTCCAAATAGTTCCGTAACGTCTGTCATAGGTTAAAAGTATTAATGTTGGTCAATAGATTCTTATCAATCTTCACATCAAAGGGACAATCATTAGACGAGATCCATGCAGCGAATAGCCTATTCTTTCCAACCATTGCATTCCAAGTGCTTACTTGTCTCCTTATCGGTGATACATACTCATTAGCACACTTCAAACGAACCAACCCGGTGACAGTAGCCTGAGAATTCATATCACGGAGAATATGAAAGAACACATAATAAGCAAACGCTTCTCGTATCTTACTGCACAAGACTGCATATCTGGATTCTGGATCATCAGATTTTACCTCTTCCGTTTCTTCTTTCTCCTGTTCTATAAGCTCCAAGTAATCAGTAATCGCGTCAGCAAGACTTTCTCCAACAATATGCAGTAGAAAATCATATTGAAATGCTTCTATATAGCCATTTATAGCCTCATTCACTGCAAGGGAGTTTTGACTTGGCATTTTGGCAACAGAAGCATTCTCAATATGCAACGGGCCTGATGTAAAGAATGAAACATCAATCAACATAGCAATAGTTATTTGGAAGTCTTTCTACCTGTTTTCTTTTCATCAACCGGAGAAAGACTTTTGTTATCAGTTTCAGTCATAACTTTAGAATCTTCTACAGGCAATTCCTTAGAGTCACCGGCAGGAATATCCTTATTGTCTGTTATCACTGCTTCAAGTTCAGCAATACGAGCCTTCATACTGTCACGTTCTGTTGTCAGTTCAGTAATGATCTTATCTTTCTCCGTAATAGATTCAGTAAACTCACCAATTTTCGCATCTTTCTCTGTGAGCATACATTCCAATGTCTTTCGAGCATCTTCCTCTGTTACCAAACCGCATTCGGAAATGGGAATGAGTTTAATCACTCCTCTACTAATCCGAATGCGTTGCTCTTTAAGCACATTGGTTACATCCTTGTCGTTACCTCTAAGTATGTAATCCATAATCTTACGCTTTAGTTATTGCAGCTTTCAACGCAGACAAATCTCCATAAGCGAAAGCCCATGGCATATAAATCGGGAAGATAACCTCTTCCTGTGCCATAAGCACAACCTCGTTACAGAGCTTGGATTCCACATCTTCAGCCCATTCAAGCGACAAAATGGTATAATCTACCAAATTTGCAGCCTGATTAAAGTCGCCAATAAGATACTTACCGGGAAGAATGCCGCCATATTCGATAATAGGACGACCAGCGATATACTTCACGCCATTAACCATTTTAATAATGCCGAGATTACGACCTGTCGTATCTTTTTCAGACTCCATACCATTGACGGTCATCGAATTGAGAACAATAGCGTTAGGGAAATACTGGGCATATGTCATTGCAGCAAAACCTGTTTTAACAACATCCTCGGAGTTAGGTTCCTCAATATTCTTGAAACCAGATTCATGAACACTGAATGTCATCTTATCGGTTGCAGTTTCAGCACCCATGAAAGCAACGCCAGTAATGAGAATACGGCCATCTTCCATTTTTACAATAGCGTGCGTTTTGTTCAGTTCTGTGAGAACCACAGCATTTGCAAAAGTGATACTCATTCCGTCAAGAATCAAATCCTGAGGTTCAGTAAACTCAACGATTACATCTTTGTCATCATTGTAGCCTGAAATTGATTTCACACTACCGGCAGCACCAGTAAGGATGGCTGTACTAATAATCTTCTCTACAGAAGTTACTCCTGGATTATTTACAATACCCAACAAGTTTTCACCGTTACCGTCACCAAACAGGATGTTCCAATCTTCAGCCATCCAAACAGCTTCAGGAAGCATGTTCAAGATATAAGAGCGAATGTACACTCTTGACTTCAACATACGTTTTGAAATACGGATATGGGTACCAAGACGCTTTGTACCGGTTTGTACTTCTTTAACCTTGATACTTGATTCCGGTAAACGACCGTTTTCCGTCACAAAACGGGCATTACGATTAAAAGCATATACTTGTGCGTAGGCAAGTTGAGGATAAGCAGGATCGCCACTCAATGTCGTCAAGACATCGCGCATATGAATCTTTTTATTTGCGACCTGTGAAACTACCCGTTTCTGCTGTTGGGTAATCAACAAGTCACCGCTATAGTTGTCTGTCATGGAAACGACATCTTTCAAAGAGAAGCCGTCAAACTCTCCTGATTTACGGGTCTTGCCTTCAGCAAAGTCCTTGAATTTCTCTGAATCAAGCATTTCAGCCAACTTTTCATCAAACTTGTTGATAGTAGTCATTGACAAGCCCTTCTGCTTCATCTTTTCAATACTTTCACCAAGACTCTTCACCTGCTCAACAAGTGTTTCATTATCTTTAACCAGTTGAGTGAACTTCTCACCGTCGTAGGCTTTCAACAATTTATTGATTTCTCCGAACTTTTCAGTCACTTCATCCGGTGTTGCAATACCTTCCAGTGACTTGTTGACTACTTCACACATCATACCAGCAATGTTTTCCATGAAAGCTTTCTGTTCTGCTGGCAAACCATCTGTTTTCAGATTAAAATCTGATACTACAAATTTTTTAATAGGCATAAAATTCAAATTTTAAGTTATTTATTCTCGAAACAACTATTCAAACTTTTGAAATCGAATAAAGTGCCATTATCAGCGGCTTTAGTCTTTACTTCTTCTTTACTATTTTCCGGATCGTTCTTTTCCTGAGTGTCGCCTGACGGCTCAGCCTTTCCGGTAGTGTCATCTGAAGTATTTTGTAGAATAGTATTCGAACGATATACTTTTCCCCAACAGTGGGTACATCTTACATAATTCATAAGATCCTGCAAACTCTTTTGAGTGAATTCTTTCTCCTCTGACTTTACAGAATCAATAAGAGAAACTACTTGAGTTCTAATCTCTGGAGTGAGCTTCTCCATTTCTTCTCTTACGATGTCCTGCGTTATCCATCTCTGATAATCGGCAGCGTAATCTAATACCTGTTGCGCAAAGGTATGCTCCGTTTCTGCATCATAATCAAATTGATAACCGCAATGAGGACATGAGACAACGGTGCCACCGTTGAGGCTCTTTAGCAATAAACTTAATTCCATATCGTAACCTTTTAAACGTTCATCACTATATCCATGCTGCAAGAACGCTTTTCGAACGAAATCAACAGCTTCCTTTACTTGGTCGGCAGTAGCAGATTTGATATTCACAAGGAATGTTTGAGGATTGCTTCCCCAACTTGTCAATGTAGTAGAATATTCCATCATACGCCATTCAAGCACTTTACAAGGATCAGTCAAATCCCTTTTGATAGCTTTTACTCCGATAGAGTGTTCAAGAGTTCTTCCATTCTCTGCAAACAACTTATAATCAGCTAACGTGTCACGGCCAATCTGTTTTTCAAGATTCAACTGGCCAACCATAATTAAATTGCCCTCTGTTTCCTTACCACTCAATGGAACCCCCAACAATTGATCCGGACGGTGATTCAAGAACCAACGCATACGACCAATATTTTCCTTTAAAGTCTTGTTGAATGATCCGGGCATGGATACGTCTTTCTGTGAGTCCTTCACACCGATACCGTTCACCGCGACGGTAACGATACCCTTCTCATCAACATCATTTGCCTTTGTCTTGTACTGAAGGCTTTTGATTTTCTCTTCCATTTTCAACTTCACTTTTTGTGTTAAGACTAAATATTTGTTTAACTATATCTCGTTCCTGGTCCGACATCTCAAATAATGTTTTGTCGAACATAGGTTCCTCAAATTTACTTTCACCGATTTGCGCTCGCCAATCATTATAGGTTATCAAGCCGCTAAGAAACTGATCTTTACATCTGGCATTTATATTGGTTTTAACTTCCTCGGATTCTTTTAAACCTTCCTGTAGACAATCCACATTGGAGAAATCGCAATCCAAATAATAGCCACTTGATTCAAGCCCCAAGAATTGAGTAAACTCACTACAAAACTGTTTTGCTAACGGAATGATAATAGACGAATAAACCCCTTTCTCGGCAGTAGACTGATTGCTAAAAGTAGCTTGATCTTTACGAGGAACTAACACGGCAGGAATGCCATAAGCACCTGAAATACTAATTGCATCAGCAAGTGTTTCCTCAAACGGTTGCAATTCTGCAATAGTGAGATTGGTACGTACAAAAGCTAATGGAATATCAGATAAGCCATATGGCATCTGATTTTTTCCTACCCCATACTTGCCATAATGCTGCTGTAATATTTCTTTTTTCTCATTCTCAGTCATTGCAATAGGTCCGGATTCATCCTGTTTCATGTTAATAAGGAATCCCAATCCACCACGTTTCACATAAATAACATTGCGAGCTTCATAAACCGCAATAAGGTTTGATATCGGTTTCATCTGTGAAAAAAGACGGCTTCTGGATTTCATAAACCCATTTCCAGAATTATAATTTACAAGCCCATCTCTATCATGCCATATTTGATAAGCAGGAATATTCATTGTACTAAATATACCATAGTTCAAACGATAGCCGCTGATAATATCCTCCTGATCAGCTATGCCAAACAGAGGGGTACTATTGCCTAAAACGGGAAGTACATCTACACAATCGGCAGGAAGCTCCCAATAATTTGAACAATAACGCCATTTTTCTGCATTTGAGAAACTATCAGACATTGCAGCACGTGTAAAACTGTTGCCTAAACATAGTTTATATACAAAATGCTGATATACATTTTGTTTCCATGTCATCAAGCAATTAGGTCTGAGAAGTATCTGATTCAGACTCTTATTAGCCCAAATTATACTATCATCCTTAACTTTCTTAAATTGGAAATTTGCTGAAGCAATACGAGAAGCTATATAGTCAATTGGAAAAGAAACTTCAGGTACAGATCCAAATAATGTAAGAAAGTTATGGGAACAGGTATATGGAGAAGAAAACAACTCATCTACCCAAATATTACCGGTAGTAAGAGTTTCCTCTTTTTCTTTGCCTGTATCACTTGTAACTTCTACACTTGTATCCTGAACAGGTTCATCCTCTGACTGAGATTTTTTGCGAAACCAACTCATTTATTTCTTATTTGAAGCAAATGTAGAGATATGGATAATCGGTTTCGCAAAACACCAAAATCTTGAAAATAGAGAAGTCCAAAAACAAGGGTTAATAAATTATATAACAATGCTTTACGCAGCAGATGATTCTGGGAACGATTTTATTATATGATATGCTAAACCGCTTAAAATAATGCTTGCACTCTTATTTTCACTATTCAAGTTGTAGTCCATTAGATTAGAAATGAAATTATTATAGTCCTGAGATTCCTCTAGTTTTTTGGGAGACAAGAGAAAATTATTCTTTATAAAATCTGATGTAGCAGCTATTCGCTTATCCACATCGGAAAATTCTTTTTTTACCCTTACCTCGGTACCACGCATAACTTCTCTTAGCTCACGTACAGTCTGATAATATGCAGACGAACATTCAAACAAACATGTATTCGCCTCATGATCCAAACAAGCGGATTTGATTTCCTCTATGGATGACGTTTCTCTGAATAAAGCATCAACCAAATGCCATTTTTCGCCACAACGGAAAGCCTGAATGAAAACAAACGTGCCATCGACATTCGGCATAACATACATAAGTCGCTGCGAGTAGATATTTTGTGAGTCCGGATTAAAGAAACCAAGCATACCCTTACTGCCATACAGATTACGTTTGCGCCTGTTACTGAATTCTGTATATTGCTCATTGCACAAGTCCACTACAACATACCTGAACGTATCAGATAAGTGCCCATGCTCTTCATAGCTTTGCATAGTCGTTTTGTTCTTCACCTTAGTTTTAAAAATGGCACCGTTGGCATCTTTTTGTACACTCATGTAGTCCTCAATAGATACAGAACATGATTCGTCAATGAATATCTCTACGCCAGGGACAATACCATCAAAGATAGCATTGATAAACTCACCGGTCATCGCTACACTCGGATTCTTGTTGCCTACCTTATCCTCGATCTCAAATCCTTCTTTCTGCAACGTGTCTATAAATAAGTCCATCCATGACCGTTTCTCATCATCAAAACTATTTGCCGATTTTGTTGAAGCATCCCCATGAACATAAACCTTATCGCAATACCCAATAGATTTCAAATACTTGGCTACGAGTTTAGAAGATTTCTTCACCGTGTTGTTTGGGCTTTCACCGCACGTCTCATGGAACTGCCAAACTTTGGTACCGGTAGTAAAATCGACCTGCCAATATGATACACTGATATATGGAAGAACGTTATTATCAACAGAAATATGAATAGGTAGGCCCGGTATATATTTATGTTCACCAGAATGCTTGCCACGGTTAAAGGAGCCGAAGAACTCGCTACCGGTACGAATGACACCCCACTCTCCTAACGCATACACATTGTAATAGTCCGGATCATTGATACGGTCTTTTTCAAAATCGGCAACACATTGCTCATCATAGTAACCGTATGTTCCGTCAGGAGAACCAACTACCCAGAAGTTATTTAAATACGTAGACTGAATCAAAACTGTATCACTTGGATGCTCTACGATCTTTTTTGTCCGGACATTCATTATCTGTTTTGGCTCATTCATCCGGAGCGATTTCACCTCTGTTAGCTCACTGGGTATCTTCTTCCCTCCCAGTATAACTTCCATAGGAACATCATGCAATTTATCCTTATCAAAGATTTCCTTTTTAATCCAGTGTGTAATCTTGATCGGATTGAACGAACAGATAATTTGCTGGCCATGCTTACCACGCAAACGTTTTCTGATCTGTTTAAAATCCCCATGTTCAAAATCAGAGAACTCTTCCAGAAACACACGTTTATAATTTTCCAAACCTTTGATCTTCTCTGAGTCATCTAATCCGGAGAAGGTTATCTTAGCACCATTGAGCAAACAGATAATACGTCTTTCTTTGAAATCAAATAAATCGTAGACATTCAAGGTTTTTGCAGCTTCCTTGAAGGCTTCATAAATAGAGTCTTTTAGAGCAGAACCTACCTTACGAAACACCTTGGTGTTTTCCCCATCCTGCAATGTCATAATCAGTATGGACTGGGCAACACTAAATGATTTAGCGGATGATGAACCACCATATAAGATGATGAAACGTAATGTAGCATCCTGTAGATACTTCAACAGGTAAAACGCATTTGGATTTAATTTCTTATGGTTTATAATCATCTTCTGACACTTTGCTTTTACCCACAGTCGGGACAATAATCATTTTTGCTTATTTTTCCTATCTTTTTGTAATAGTAGAAATATTCTATCTAAATGCTACTTATCTTCATCATCAAATCCGATGCGTAACTCACCGATCTTCTTTCCATCACCACCGTTCAAGGTGACGTTTTTGTCCGCCTCCCATCCATTCCAGGCCCCTAATAACCGGGCCGCTTCTGTTTTACCATGATATTCATAGATGACTTCTCCCCTTTTATTTTGTACCTTCTTCAATGCATTCCGGGCACGCTTCGGAAGTTGAGACGGGCTTCTCATCTTTATTTTTCCGGTTACAGGATCAATATAATGCAAATCATCAGTATCAGCCTGAACAATATCCATAAGCACTTTCTCGACAGCCAATCGTTTTATCTCAGAGTCCTTCGCTCTCTGGCTCTTTATCTCTTCTATCCTTAGACTAACCTTAGAGTTTTTAAGAAGTCTACAAGCGGTAACCCAAATGGACTCAGCTTTCATCTTCGAGGCATCATAAGCCATACGATAGGCTTCGCTTGCATTTCCTTCCGTATCTACATAGTACTTACAGAAATTCTCTTGTTTGAATGTTAATGGTTTCTCTTCACTCATATACTTTTATTATAAAATCCTACATGGAGAAACGATGATTGTAACTCGACATGCAGGAATAAATCAGAATGGTTGTATATCCACAGGATTCTTATCTCTCCGCCTCAGCATTTTTTTGAGAATTGTCCTTTCTCCACATGGCAAATATTTTCTTTACACCGTCTTCTACAGAGGTATAGGACAAAGGTACTAAATAGACATTCCGGTTTACAGATTGCTTGAAATTGTCAAAATTACGTTTTTCGTTAATCATCTAAATTTCAAGTGGTTTATGGTACCTAACCAGATTTGCAAAATACATAGTCGTCGCCGGTTGGATATTTGCAATGTTTATCAATGGTCGGTTACAACCTACAGCGAAGATAAGTCCCTCGATAATATCATCTAAGTAAAGCACCGGATATTCTGACTACAATTGTATAAAGAAGCCTTTTCCTCATTAAGTAGAAACCAGAGAAGAGTTCTTTCGCGGGGATCGGGTCCATATACATTATACAATCACCATTTGGTTACAATCTTACAATAGATTGAGCATACTGTTATTTAAAAATTGACTAATACCGTATAAATTTGTAGCATTCTTTAGATTTATAATCGACGAATTAAAACGGATAAATATCATCTGATATAAATACTAATAATACATGTTCTAATTAATATTATCTTTTCAAATAACCATTAAATAAAATGATTTTTATCACTACATTATAAAATAGAATGATCTTTAAAATATTTCATTATCTTTGCAGCCATTGATACATACTCTTAACAAGATAAATTGTATTCAATATAAAGTTTGCAAATATAAAACATAAATATAAAATACAATATTAAATGGACTTTTCACTTGACAAATCAACAATCATATGGCTTATAGCAATTGTTGCTGGTACCTGTTCTCTATATCTATATATCAAAAAGCTAAAGGACAAAAACAAATTAATATCAAATCGTCGCTTAGTCGAAAACATCCCTTCAATTATTTCTACAATCGGTGTACTAGGTACTTTCTATGGGATTACCAGTGGACTTCTTTCATTTAATTCTGATGACCTTGATACAAGTATTCCCGCATTATTAGATGGTTTAAAAACAGCCTTCTTTACTTCGATTGCTGGTATGGTATGTTCATTAATTATGTCTAAGATAATCAATTCTTATTTTGATAAAGCTGATGATGGCATTTCAGATGCAAATCAAGCTGCATCACAAATATGTAAAGCAGTACAAGAAATGAGCCAAAAGAACATAGCTATCCTTAATGCCTTAAAAGAACAATCCGAAAACCAAGCTAAAAATCAAACAGCCTTTTATCGTTCAGTTGGTGATATCCTTATTGCCCTTCAAACATCCCATAACAACACTGAATCTGCTATTAATTCTATGGTGATTCTATCACGTAGTCAAGAAACTACAGTCAATGATCTGAGAAGCAAAGTTGAAAGTATGACTCTATCCCTTGGAGCGGTAGAAGAAAACTCTACCATTCAAACAGCCACTCTTTCAAACATTCAACAACAAACAAAAGAACTATCCAATACAGATCGTAATATCAGTGAAATGCTTGACATTCTTTCTGGTATGAGTAATATACAAGAGGAAATATCAGAAGAGACCAAGGCTTTTGGTGGAAAACTCCATTCTGAAGTTGTCGAGATTGAAGATAAGATGGATGCTACTAATCAACTCTTAACTTCCAAATTTGACGAATTTTCTGAGCTTCTGAAAAAAAGCAATACTGAAGCTCTTGTTGAAGTAATGAAGACTGTGACTGAAGAGTTCCAAAAACAGATGAACTCACTTATTAATAAACTTATTCAAGAGAACTTTGATCAACTTAACAAGAGTGTAGAAAAACTTAATACTTGGCAACAAGAGAACAAAGCAATGATTTCTTCACTCACTCAACAGTATAAAGAAATGGCTAGTAACTTTGAGAGTACTTCTACTACACTCTCACAAGTTGGTGACGATACAAGGACTCTTGTTAGTGAAGGTGGTAAACTCAAACAACTTATTGATTCTCTTAATCAAGTTATCGTTGAAGACCAAAAATTCATTGATGTTTCCAACAAACTCCAAGAAACAGCAAACATATCAAAAGAAAATATGGAGAAATTTGATGAATCAACGAAAATTCTTAATGATTGGGTTCGTAAACAACGTAATTTTGTGGATGGCGTCCAACTTCTCATTGAGAAACTAGATGAATTAAATAAAATCCGTGATTATAGTGAACAGTTTTGGAAAGGTACAAAAGAAAAGATGGAAGAAGGAGTTAGTATAATAACACAGGGTTCTCAGACCCTTAACTCCCAATTAACTTCACTTGATCGTCAATTTTATAATCGATTAGGCGCTACGCTTGCTGAGCTTGATAACTGTATCACTAAAATGGTCGAACACGTAAATAATCGCAAATAACTATGGCTAAGTCTAATGTTTGGATGTCAGTTTCCGACCTTATGACGGGTCTTATGGTTATATTTCTTTTTATAGCCATTGCTTACATTAGTCGTGTAAAACAGAATCAAACTGTATTAACTGACTATATTGAAACCAAGAATGAACTTCATAACAAGCTTGTTAATGAGTTTGCAGGAGATACCTTACAATGGCAAATGGCCATTGGCAAAGATCTTTCTATGAAATTCAAAGAGCCTACTGTTCTTTTCGCCTCAGGATCAGCTGATCTTACTCCTCGATTCTGTCAAATCCTCAACAATTTCTTACCAAGATACTTCAACATCTTACTTAATGATAGTTTGCGTACAAACATTCGAGAAATTCGTATCGAAGGACATACAGATAATGTGCCAATGCCTAGTTATGATACAGACTCCTATATTGCCAATGTCATTTTATCTCAAAAGCGTTCACTTAGTGTTCTAAAGTATTTTCGTAAAATGGAAGTTTTCAAAAAATACACATCAGAACAACAACGACTTCTTGAGTTCTGGTTTACAGCTAATGGGCTTTCGTATGGAAAATCACTTGACAACAATGGTGATTACACAATTGTAACGGGAAATGATATTGATAAAAATAAATCCAGACGTGTTGAATTTCGAATAGTGACGAGTGGTGATGAGATACTTGAAAATTTCGTAAATAAGAATAAAAACTAAGCTCTATGGACAGTGAGGATCCTATTTATCAGTTTGACCATTTCAAATCTTTACTTTCAACTATGGGGATTGAAGTTGGAGAAGCCTCAGCTTGGTCTCCTGTCGGTACAATCGAAGTTCTTTCTGAAAATATCGGTAAGAAAATAAAATTTGAAAGTAATGGCATATTTTACATTGATGACAATGGAAGTGAACATCAAGGTTTTATGTATAAAAGAGATTTTTATTTTCACGATTATGGAGAGAGAATGCCCAAATTCCATATAAGATACTGCCATACACTTGAGTGTTTTGGAAAAGAAGCTTATCGCTTTGCTAATAATGAACCTATCAAAGTTTTTGCACGAGATAAAGCAATACGTCATGAAGTAGAAGTCTCCGGATTGCATCTATGTACCTATTGTTCTCAAATACTTGCAAATGAACTTGAGAATGAAATTCATAATTCTACAGATTTCGTAGAATTCTTAAAACAAGCAGAAGGAATCGATCCCAATGATAACAGAGATACTGAAATTGATATTTTCGGGTATACCAAAAATTGGGAACAAATAAGTCAAGCATACAGATCCATTCACCAATTTACATGTGAACGTTGTGGTCTCCAGATCACTGAACCTTTTGATCAACATTTTATGCACACACACCATAAAAATGGAAACAAAACAGATAATCGAGAAGCTAACCTTGAATGCCTTTGCGTTCGCTGCCATTCAGAAGTGGATGACCGACATAAAAAACGTCTTTGCACAGGAGCAAATAGGATTATACTAGAAGACTTCAACGAGAAATACCCTTCCTTTATTTAATAAAGATAGTTTAGAAGATAATGATTTAGCTTTCTAATACAATTACATTCAACCATAAAAGGGAAAAATATGTAAAAAATTTAATCAAACCCGTTTACTTCTTTAAAAAAGGAACACAAATTGTATTACCGCTTTCCCACTAGCCCAATTTAGTTGAATCTTGTTATCTTTCCATTCACGATAAACTGTATATTGGGAAGATAAGAGAGAACTTGAATTTCTCTCTTTGAATGGTTTTATTTTCTTCATCCCTGCCTTATATCTATTTTCTTTATATTAGTCGCCATACAATAACCACCAATACTTAATGCTTCAATCATATTTAATCCCTTTCTTATTTATTATGAAATATTCGTTTCAACTCTTCAATGGATAAAATCTTATCTTTTCTTCGATGTAACATAGCGTGGCAATTGGGACAGACAGGAACCAGCTCATTCTCGATATTGATAGCATAATTGCCATCTTTGGTTGAAATAGGATTTATATGGTGTACATGAATAAATCCTTTACCCAGTTCTCCATATGTTTTTTCAAAGTCAAAATCACAGACGACACATTTAACCCCTTTGGCTTGAATACACTTATTGCGTGCTTCGGTATTTCTCTCATGCTTAGTTATAAAGACCTGTTCAAACTCTCCTTCATAAAATTCAACAACTTTTACCCTACCTTTTCTTTCAGGAGATTGGTGTTTTATTAATTCATAATGCTTTTGATAGATTTTTCGTTCATTTTTTTTCTTTATATTATTGTGCTTTTTCTCATAATATATAATAAAATCCATATAAGCATTTAAGGCTGTTTCCAATTTCTTAGTACCATAATCTTCATAGATTTGAGATAAATAAAAATCCCTTAAATCTGTACTTATCCCTCTTGTATGCAATTCTCCATCAAGCATTTTCTGAAATGCCCTATAAAAATCTGCAAAAGAGTTTTTGTTAATACCATGCGTCAAGTGAAGCTTTTCTTTACCTATGACTAAACGTTCCTCCTTGTTATATATTGCTTTTACCATCTCATAAACGGCTTTCATTTGCTCAAAATTCATACTATTATTCTTTTGGCATTATTAAAATCATATCCCCTAAAACCACTTTATGACAAACTCGGTCTGTAACATACCAATATGGATATTGAGAATTATTGTTGGATGTATCTATAAAACAATTCCATTTAGCATAAATAGGTGATGAAGCACCTGGGTCAAGACATAATAATTTAATAGGAGTATCATTCTCATTATATTCAATGCCAATAGCTAATAAAGCATGACTATGCAGCTCTGATTCTCCTTTCTTTGGTTGATAAACTACGGAAATTATAATAGGTAAATCATTTTTTGTTATATTATCATCAATGAACTTCACCGCATTTTCTAAACTTTGAGGATTTTTTTGCTTTGCATCAACACACAGCTCTTTAGAACAATAATCACGTATTTCTTTAGCTAAACATCTATAGCTATATCCATTGCGAATTAACCCCTGTTCTTCAAGGAAATGAGATAAAAATTTCCCCCGATTATACCTTTTGTTTATAGGGCTATCTATAGAAATTTCTTCTTCAGATATTTTCCCCAAAATTAATAAATTCATCATTAATGAATACACCGCACAAGCACCATCCAAATCTCCTTGTTGATGATGTATTCTAACCCATTTTCCTGAGCAATCTTTAGATACAAGTCCTTTTTGAGGATGCAATTTTAGATTACTAACAATATTAATATATGTCATATATAAGAGTTTAGACTACAAAGGTAATTTAATTATTTTTTTTTGCACCCATCAATTAGTCATAATTTATAGTTATACGTCAATTGATTCATACATATTTACCTGCGAGCTCAGAGGTTCTTAACATCTCTGCATTCTCTTCACCGAAAGCGATTAAGATGCTATCACAATCGGGAGAATCTCCGCGAGTTCCATCCAGTCGAAAGAAGCGAATCCGGTCGTAAAAATTTCATTCTAAAATAATTTTAACTGAGTAGACAACTCTGGTTTATAAATTCTAAATTTACGATTAAAGAAAGTATCGAAAGCTGCTACAATTTCAGAAATAGTATTATCAGTAATACCTAACAGTTTATCATCAGCAATTATCAGAGACAGAGCTTTATCAAGAGTCATTTTCTTTTCAATATATAGGGAATATACCAGGTACCTACGAGTATATGTTCCGGTTTTGAGTGCTTCTACTTCCTCAGGTGTCGCTATTCTCTTATATAACACTTTATACCAATGTGTCTCAGCAGTACGGGCACGTTTCTGCCTTGGTATCAAATCATAAAACACTGCAATCTCTTTTTTCTGAATGCACTTATGTTTTTTACGAACACCATACATCACATAAGGAGTGTTCCAATCCGGATGAGTCTTTCGATATTCAAGTTCCAGCTCTCGATCAATAAGATCCTGCTCAAAGTCTTGTTTCATTAACCATTCTTCGAACCAGGCAGTAAGTGCTTCTTCTCTATCATAATAGTCCTTTCCATTAACGAATATAGGTATGCTGCTCATTGCTGCTTGTTTTTAGACTTTCTTTCACTGTTTACTTTTGACATACACATACGACACCATGACGATAAACACCGGTATTTCTTTCCATGCGAAGTAATCGTATTTACGTAAAACCGATTGAGATAGAAATAGTGGCCGCAATGGGTACATTTTTTCATCTCTCTACCACCTGCATCAAACTTTCTATTTCGAGGTTTACGACGAATAAGAGTACATCCCTTACAATAATTATCTTCACCACGGTATCGCCGACAATGAGAGAGGGATTTCACACCACATTTCGCAAAAGCCTTGCAGTCAACACGTACAGATGAATGTGCACTCATAACCTTCTCTCCTTAACAAACTTAGTTAGTACACGGGAAATAACTTCTGTATTCTCAAGCATAAGCCATTCCTTTGCTACATTCCAAGCAATGCTCATAAATGGATTGAAGTTATCTTTCTTAACCGTATGGTGAGATAAACGCCCCTCTGTGGGCTTCAAACCTTTGTCATGCAGAATACAAAGACCATTCTCGAAGAAAGCACAATACTCTTTGCCTACAACGGGCTGAATCATAGGTATAATCGAAGTGGTAACACCTAATAACATTCCGGCAGCCCATTGAGTTAAAGCTAATCTATCAGAATATCCGGCATCAATAATCTTCTCAATATCATCCGGGGTTCCTAAACATGGTGTATTACATTGCTGTTTACAAATGCTACATGAGCACTGTACAGGCACACGACCCGATGCCCTCATTACCCTTTGTAATGAGGCTTCTCTTGACAACTCTCCCATGATTAATCAGTAATTAAATTTAAGATAACTTTTGCACGTTCTATGCACCAACGATTGAGGTATGCCTGCCAGCAACCAATAGAGGGAGTCCACCTGAAAGTATTATTTTCTTTCAACTGTGACCGGATTTCCTTACTCGGAATACCGGCAAAAAATAACTGCAGACGGTTTTCTTTAGCATTCTCAACGACACGTACACCATTGATAGTGTAATCTTTATCTTCTGTCTCTTTTAGCTTTCTTGCTCGATCACGACGCTGCTTCGCATCCCGGATACGTGCATTATTATTAGAAAGCATATAAGAAGGAAAACCATACTCGCCATAACGGTCAGGCTTAGTTAGCTCAATAGCTTTATTCTCTGAAAAGCCTAAAGTTTGCAGTTGCTCAACTTTCGCAATATCATTTAGCTTTTTACTTCTGACTATTTTATTAGCAGCTTTCATCATCCCTTGAGCTTTCTCTAACGCATCGACCTTTTCTTGCAATCTGTCTACTGCGTCATCATCTCCTAAATAAATGGAGTTATTATTTTCAGCAGCTTCGGCTTTACGTTCAAAGTATTCTGCCTTCTCACCTAATTTAACCGACTTTCCCAGAGCATTCCAAGAGCGGTTCAAAAGACTGCGATGCCCCCTTTCTGAATGATGCCCTACAAGTATAGGTTGTCCAAGAGGAATGTGCTCAACCATTTTGTAGCTCTGATTATATGCCTCTGTTGACTGTTTCGCTGCATTTACTGAAAGCTCTCTTAGTCTGTTAGCTCTGGCTTCCTGCCTTTCTTTTCTGTTCATAATTCTTTGGTTTAATTTGGTTTGACTTTTATAAAATTGAAAGACCACAGCCTAAACCGTGGTCTTATCATTACTTCGACTTATCAGTAGGAAGCAAATCATCAAATAATCCGGGAACTCGTGGCTGTAACGCTTCATATTCTTCTCGGAAAAACTCTTCTTTGGTCCTACCTTGCTTTTTCCCTTTCCTCGTATGTACATCAAAAGTATATACAGGGATGGCAATAGGATAACGTCTAACATCATCTATCCATTTTTCTATGTCAACATCTCTTCTGTCATAAATAAAGTTCTGTAAATGATCTGCATCCCGGTTCTTTCTGCATTCGCAAAGAAGAATAACCGCCTTGCTGACAAATATCCTCCCCTTTGGTTCGGTAGCATTCTTATTTACCAGCTCATGACCTTGCCACAATGCTTCTATCTCTTTTGTTATGATACCGAAGCAATCTTCTGCACTAATGGTATATAAACGCTTCCACACATAGTCGCGGTATCCACTCGCCCATAATTCCAAGGCAAAAAAGCCGGCTACCCCGGTATCGGCTCGCCGGATCGCTTTTTGCATTGCAGAACTCACCTCGAAGAAATCATATCCGCAAACTGTTCTAATAATCATAATTCTAATTTAATGGTTTGACTTTTAATTGATTACATCAGTAAATTTAGCTAAAAAAGACGGATATAGCAAACAGAATGAACGCCATTTAAACGCCTTTTTTACAGACTATTAGAACTTGAATTTGCAGGATATGTTATACTGTACAAGTTGCTTCGTCTTATCCTTTCCATTATTCGTCGCGCTCTTGAGCTGGATACTATCACCGAAGCTCTTTTTGATGAAAAGAATAGATTTGCGTTCTTCTTCCTGATTCCTGATCGAAGCAAGACCACCAGCGTTCACAAATGTGCTCTTTTGCTCAAAATTATAACGCAGATCGGTTAAAATCTTACGCTCTTTGTACTTAATATAACAGGAAATCCAAAAATCTTCTTTTAAACGTATCTCTTCATTCCACCAAGTGTTCTTGTTATAGATTACTCCATAACTGCAACCGGTTATCATTTTAGACAGGGAAAGAAAGCCGGTTTCGTCATACATAACAGGAGATATCCGGGAAGTGAAACCAAACAAATGCACGTCCATCATACTAGCCATCTCAAATAGAGATTGAATAATATTGGTGATTCTATCCTTATCTTTCACCCGGCACGGTTCACCTTTTTCTGCATAGATCGCTTTACAGGCATGAACATCATCGTCGAGCATGAAGAGTTCACCAAAATGTTTCGCCATCCAATTACGTTTAGGGATGAGGCCGATTACGTCGTCCGGATGAGTAACTATTTCACATTCCGGGTTAAACTGCTGGTACAAGTCAGCTTGACTTTCAGCAACGCAAATTATAGGATCGTTCACCAACTTTTTAGCGAACACCCGGTCATGGCGCTTATGACTTGGTATTACTATTTTGCAGGGCATGGCGAACATCTTTTATGTCGATTACATTACTCTTACTTACTTTCCCGGTCTTGTACGACTTCATGTGCTGCATATCCAGCCTTTCACGAAGCCAATTACTATCTACCTCATTGCTTGAGGTTATGATAAACAACTCATGCTTTTCGTCATATTTAGGAATAAGAGGGTAAATAGCTGTATCATCTGTGATGGCATCGAAGCGCTCTTTAAATTCATCCTCCTTCTTCTCCGGCCCGAACTCGATACCCCAGTCTTGGAGTTCTGCTTTATTCCATTCATTTTCCATAACGTCCAAATCATTCTCACCGAAATTGACGTTATCCTTTGTAGCATACTCTCTCAACTTTTTAACAGGGGTATCAGGTGCCAGGACCTTACATGGAAGCTCTTTGTAACCAAGCTCCTTACATGCACGCAAACGTAAATTGCCACAAACGACAATATACCGACCATCATTATAGGGAAATATTATAAGTTCCCTAAGTTCAAGCATTTCAGGAGAATCCTGAATGCTTTTCTTCATCGCTTCAAAGCGATAGTCACGGAAAAAGCGCGGATTCTTCGGTAATCCCGTGAGCTGCCCTTTATTAAAATCAAGTAGGCAGACTTGAATTGTCTCTGTCATAACAAACTGCATTAAAATCAACAACACAAACAGTCAGTAGGCAGACTTGAATTGTCTCTACCATAACAAACTGCATTAAAATCAACAACACAAACAGTCAGTAACAACACCTTAATCACCTCTCTCTGACTCCTCAGAAAGCAAATCAATTGCTCTCTTAATTTCAGCCTCGATATCCTTACATCCGTAATGTTTTAGAAAAGCAACGGTAACTATTATAATATCAGCAGCTCTCTTTTTATATTCCGGATGGTCTTTTATATCGTCGCATGGTAATTCTGATAATTCATCAAACTTCCTCCAGGCAGCCGATATTTTTAAACTGAAAGCCTTTTTAGAAGTATTATCATTCAGATGAAAGCGGCGCTCTATAATCTTTAAAATTTTAGGAGCCAACTTATTCAATGTTATCATAAATGATTAGGTTAAATTGTTAGACTAATAATAATCTCACACTGTTTTATGCAGGCTGGTCCCTTATATGGAATCTGTAAATTGTCCTTTTATACATACACATGATGATTAGAGTTTTTCTTGTAGCTTTTCCATCGCTTCGGTTGCACAAAGCAAAGCGTAATTACTATCAATAGAGATATACGTTTGAATTGTAAACCAAAGACCAATAATCCGAACTTGCAAGAAATAGGCAGTCTGGAAGTTCTTTGCTTGAAATTGTCCTTCTAAACGCATATACTTAGAAAGGCTAAAGTAAGTAGCATCTACTTTTTTGATTCTTAATTTTTTCATTATATAATTTTTATCGGTTATAATAAATTGACCTCGCAAAGTCAGTACGGGATAATTGTGAATATTGATATTCGGTGTAATCATAATCCTCGTCATCAGACATCAATTCTACTTTCTTCATGAAAGTTTCTTTGCGATCCACAACCTCAACAAACGCTCTGACTGCTTTTCTAAGTAATTCACTTTTAGACAGTTTACGTCTTTTTGTAAATTTGATAAAGTACTTCTTGTCATGTTCATCACTGATAAAAGCTGTCAAAGACATACAGTGTTCTGAAACAAAAGGAGTTGCCGGTTGCTTCATTATCCTGTATAAATTAAAAATCCGGAGGAATGGAGTAATAGTTGAGGACCGTTCTTTCTTTGACATACAAACAACCTGTAAAACTTGCTTTAGCAAATCGTTTATACACATACCTACGGAATTGGAATAATTGCATATCATTTGATAGTCTTTCAAAGGAACATAAGTTTGAATGGTCACATATCGGTCATCTGATTTATTAGGATTCTTCAGTTCTTCAATGCGCTTGCACATCTTTTCAATTACTCTATTAGGTGCACAATAGAAAGCTGTCACGACATAATATAACAGAGCATTAGCTTTCTTAATTGGAAGAATGGCAAGCGACTTTCGAACAACCTTATAGAACTCTTCCGGAATACTACCAACCAAATAATGAGTTTCACGGATTTTAGGAGAATACATCTTACCGTATGCAAGAACCTCGATAGCAACTGGATCATAATATTTCCCACTCTCTTTTGAAATGTAGTTTGAAAGCAAGAAACAAACTATTTCCTTTTGAAAAGCCTTTTCTCTATACAGATTAAACTTAGCCATCCAAGCAATAGTTTCTTTATGAGAGGGATATAAAGTAAACTTCTTATATCTGTTTCCCTCATCTTCCCAACCATCAGGCATTATCGAAGAATTTATTTCTAAATTCAAACGTCTGTTGTACAACATAGGGCTATTAATTTAGAGGGTCCGTGGTATCCAAATATTTCCTGTATTCCAGCTCTGTTTTAGCAAGGTTAATAAGAGTATTGACACCTTGAAAAACCTGTTTGGCCTGATTTACTTTATTAGGATCTTCTTTCACGTCCTTTATTTGTTGTAGAACCAAGTCTCTCATATCCTGTAAAATAGTAGGATTCACAGTTGACACCTTATTCAACCGTTCATTCGCTAACACGACAACTGTATTTGTTATCGACCGGAAACGGTTCAACTTGGAAGCTAAATCAAACATACTAAAAACAAGTGTTTTACCATTGTTCAAGTATATTTCGACTTCGGTACCATCATCGCCAATACCATCGCAATAGCCTAATATGACTACTTCTTCATTCTGATAAAGGAATGCCTTGTTTACCATTTCCTTTAATCTATCTATTGCATTATCACTCATGATTCATTCTTTTTTGTTGCTTTATTAATTTGTCTATTCAAAACTCCTTTTAGCTTGATGAGGTACTGAACATCTTCAGGGTATCGGGCATACATTGAGTTTTGGGTTTTCATTTGTTCAGAACGACTAATCATGTATAGGTTCTCGATACAAATATTTTGCTTATCTCCATCTTTGAACTGAATATTGTAACCAGGAGGAATTTATCCATTATGCTCAATCCATACAAGCCGGTGTTTAAGCTCAAAGACATTCGGTTCAGCAGTTTTCACTTCAATGTAACCGTCACGGGTTATGCGTTCATATCCAACCTCTTTATGATTCTTTGGGATACATCCCTTTTTGAAACGTGTAGCTTTCGTTTTTTCAATTTGAGCATCAGACATATATTCTGTTTGCTTACGTCCCTTATTCGTTGGTTGATGTCCTTTGGGGAAGAAACCCTTTGAGGAATGTTCAAATAAGAACTCTGCCGACTTTCTCAATTTTAGTTTGAAAGCCATACCGGCAACCGCACTTTCAGTTGAACCAAGCATCGAAGCTATTTCAAGGTTGGTGTGATCAGGATAAAGAGCTATCAATTTTTGCCTTTTCTCCGGACTCCAAACCCTCACGTCCGGAGAACGTTTCAGTTTACGAATTAAGGCTTTTGCTTTAATAGCTTCATGTGTTTTACCAAGGCGCCCGGCAAGTTCTTTTAAATCAGCAGTGGGATATTCGCTATCAAGTATAGCGAGTTGTTCATTAGTCCAAGTTCTCATAAGCATATCAATAAAGAGAGGAAACCATTAGGCTTCCTCTGTGTTATCGTTATCAAGATCCTCAAGTTGCTTTTTAAGCTTCTTTTCTTTCTTGTCAAATGAATCTGCTAATTTTTTAGTTAGCTTATTATATTCGTCTGGATATTGTTCCATAAACAGAATATTTTGGCATTTACGTAAGTGCTCATAGAAATTCACATTATTAGATGATAAACATTCAGTTATAAAAGCTCTGTACCACTGAAATCTATTAATTTTATTATCCTTAACATAGTTCACGAAGTCACTATCTTTTCCATACTTTTCCAGACCAATCTTCTTCAGATAATCACTATTGCAACTATTAAGAATCAATACATCAAAAACCGTTTGTTCATCAATGGATAGAACTTCTTTGCGCTCATAGTAGGGCTTATTTTGTGCCCATTTACGCATCTCTTCAGCAGCTTTCTCTTTGACTATATCTTTTGCTCTTTTTAGCTGGTTATTTATATTTTCCCTCGCTATCTCTTTAGGATCGGCAACTGCAGCAGTACTGGAAGCAAGCTCTTTCCTCGTATAGTAGAATTTCACTTCAAATTCCGGATAATAATAGCCAAAAAATGAGATACATCGATAAACATCTCCATCATCAAGCATTTTTAAAGTACGCTCATCATCAGCATCATAATAACATGAATATCTAAAGACTTCATCCGGATTGACCACTGCAAATCCAAGTTGCTTAACAGCTTCTAAAGTACTTTCATACTGCATCTTTCTTTCATCACTCCAATAAGAATCGGCTTTTGCTACAATTACTGTTTTTCCGAATGAAAGAGGCTCACCTAACTTTACAAGATTTTCACTTTCAAGCAAAATCTTCCGAATCACATACGCTATTCGCTTTTTATTAAAACAGGTAGCATTAATACACCGGGCGTCTTTATTGTTCATTTCATAGAATAGACAACCATGATTACAGGTATTAGATTCACATTGAGAGCATGGTTTAAATTCTCCATTTTCCCAATTATCAGCGTCCTCTTCAATCCAATCGGCTTTTTTAAGTTCCATAAAAGAATTACTCACATAATCCCGAATCATAGCGGTCGTGCATTGTTCATCTTCTTCCTCATGAAACTCTTTTTGAGTTTCTTCGTCAAGTTTTGAAAGAATCATTGCACCGGATAATGGGATATCTCCATTTCTTACACGTTCTTTCAGTTCCGGAATAAGACTATTTAGCTTTATACGATCAAAGACAAAACGAGCAGACTTTCCAAATTTAAGGGCAATATCCTCATAACTACGCCCTCTCTCTGACAGCTGCGCAAAAGCAAAAGCTTCTTCGATGGGATCGACATCTTTTCTTTGAAGATTCTCAGTAATCATTGCATCGAAAGCCTCGTCATCTGTCATCTCTCTGACAATGCAAGAAATTGTTTGAAACCTTTCTGACTTTTTACGATGTGCCTTGATTTTAGCAGTATTCTCTTCATCTTCCTTTGCTTTCAAGAGTGATACAGCACGGAAGCGGCGCTCACCGCAAACAATTTCATACGAACAGGGGATTGTTGTGACATCTCCTGTTTCCAAGTCAGTAAAGTCCTCGGATTTAGCTACCCTAACGGTTATAGGCTGCAATAAGCCTTGTTTCTCAATGTTATTTGCAAGCTCTTTCAGAGCTGCTTCATCAAAAGTCTTTCTCGGATTCAAAGGAGAAGGACTGATAAGGTCAATTCTAATGTTTTGTACTTCCATAATTTAATTATATTGGTTTGACTTTTAGTTTATTACATCAGTAAAGTTATCGTAAAATGACAAGTTATGCAAACAGAGACTTCGCCATTTTAACGCCATTTTCATTCGGGCTTATTCCGTATTTGAATGAAGCCGCGTCTTTCCGTTTCTCGAAGAAGTTCTAAATCTTCTTCCCGTATTTCAGCAGGAGTTTCACCGTTCACACTTCGATAAGTTCCAATACCGAAACGATCTCTGATACAAGCAACCTTATCCGGGTCTTTAGTAACCCAGTAAATTGTGACTTTCATAGCAACTATATTCTACGGCTCTCGCCACATAAAGGGAGAACATTAAACGTCTTGAAACGATCTACTAATCTTGGTCCGAAACGTTTCTTAAATTCGTCTATACCAAGATTCGAAGTTATATGATACTTCTTACCGTATTGTTGAAAAATCTCATACCGGGCATAAAGAAATTCATCAATAACAGAATCAAGACTGGTACCATACGATTTTTGATTCTCCGTTTCCAGGCCGATATCGTTCAAGCAGATGTTAAAGGGATTTGGTTTAAATCCTTTGGATTGATTTTCATTGTAAGTATACAAGTCAATATGCCCATGAATTTTATAATAGTTCATCATTTGAGTAACAGACAAATTTTCAAAAGCATTCGGATTACAAGTGAGCTTCAGATAATCGGAAAAAATCTGCATTAACATTGTTTTCCCGGTACCAGGTTCACCAATAAGCAAAAGATTCTTATGAACCTTATAATCCTCTTCAGGAAACACATTTTGAGCATACCGGCATCCATTGAAGTAATACAGAAGAAACTGAATTAGTGTAGAGTTGTTGTCATCAACATCAAACTTTCTAAACTCACGTTCTGTATAATCCGCGCCAAGGTTAGAAATTAAACTCCAATGGCTGTAATACTCTTGTGTGTCGGTCAAGTCATACTCAGAAACGTCCAGAATACTTGCCTTGTGCCTTTGTATCAGATTCTCTATTTGTCGAATTGTCAGCTTGCGCTTGCCGGCTTCCTTCTCCATCAAACTTTGAAGTTGGTTTGATAGATCCTTTTCCTCTTCCGTCATGGTCTACTAATTCATTTTTACGCTCTTCACGTACATGATCCAATATCCAAAGGTTAGCCTTGGATTCCCAACGCTCAATTTTCACCCCATTAGCATTTTTCCACCCTATCGAATCAAAATGATTGAAAAATATCTCTGCATGTTCGTGCCAATCAGATAACCGTTCAGGTGCATTTTGACTGATAAAGTATTGAATAACGTCATCAAGCGTAGGATTTATTAATTCTTTCGCAATCCTTTTAGGTTTCTCAAGTTTAGGAACCGGAAAAAGCTCGCCAGAGTTGCTTTCTTTCTTACCCCCTTTAGGAGGTTCTTTCTTTGTCTTAGTCTCTGTCTTATATTCTTCTTTAGGGGGTATGGGGGATCTTTCTTGTAAAGGTGTCCCTAAAGGGTGACCTAAAGGTATCCCTAAAGGTTGCCGTAAAGGTGGTATATTTTGCATACCTTTTTGTACACCTTTTATCGAATACGTTGATTTATTGCCTCTTCCATTGCCTTGTTTACATTCAATAAGACCTG